TTAGCATGATATCACACATATGCATGGAGTCATTAGGCATTTTAAGAGGGGAATTGTTATGACTTAGTAGGTGATTCATATGATAGCAATGATCATATAGGTAAATGTAATGAATATTGTTATTATTGTTATTATTAAATTAATTGTTTTAAATGACATCCTTGTCTATGATTCCTTTTGAGTTCTTCGACCGCGATCTCGCAATCCTTTGACTTAACCCATTGCCATATGTATGCTATTAGAAAGAGTAACGAATCTCAGTCTCAACCGCATGTTTCCAGCTATCAATTCGGAGTGATTCTACCTTACCTTTTACAGTAAATCCGTTGTCAAACTTAAACTTGTAGCCAGCTTCTGCCGATGAACCATCACGGAATCGACCTGCTTCAATATAAGCATTCGAACCTTGGTAACCCATTCGTAGATGAGAGATTGAACCACTCATCGTTGCATCTTCAAAGTCCGTAAACTTGACTTGATTCTTTGCTTCTACATATGGACCAGCCATTGCTGATACTGATAGACCCATTGCTGCTACTGCACATAATAAAATTTTCATCGTTCTTTCCTTTATTGGGAATCATCTTTATGTTTCTGGATTGTCTCTTTAATACCATATACCAAACATGCAAACAGTCCGACAAAAAACAAGAACTCCAGTAAATTTTCCATTGCTATCTTTCTCCTCTACACCATAGTGTTCATTAATGCATCATAACCCAAATGGAAGAGGGCAGTTATCAACCCTCCCGCTATCATTGATGCCGTAAAAATTAAGACCAATTCAATCAATCTATTCATCGTCTCTTACCTGTTCGTGAGTCACCGGCTTCATCTTTTGTGAGAACTACCAGATTTCCTTTATTGTAGGCTTGACCGACTACAAAGTTACCATCCAGACTATAGTCGCGCTCCTGAGACGATGTGGAGCCTCCTGACGCAGTATTAGAGGGGTATTGTTGAGTTTCACGTACATAGTCATCACTCGGCTCAAGGGGAGTAAACTCTGGCTTGTACATAGATGTATCGGATGTTAGGCCAAGCTCCGAGCGCTTCTTGGCAAGGGTTTGGGTGGCATAATAGGTTTGTCTTCTCTGACTCGCCAGTTTGGCAACGGATATTCCGAATCTTCTTCTTGACATGATATAACCCTAATCTCATTAATACAGTTATTATACTACATCCAATGGGTAATGTAAAGCATTTATTTTACTTTTTTCGTGTCACGCCTTTTTCGGTGACATCAATAATATCATTCTCGGCGAGGGTTGATAGCAAAGTTTCGATAGCATCCTCCGCACCATGATCATAGCCTTTATAGTATGAGAAATACGCGCAGGCAGCAATAAAGCTGCAAAAGATAAGACCCCATTCAACTGTCAATTTACTTCTCCTCGCTCTTACTGTTAAAGATAGACGACCGCATAGCCACAACGTTCATTGCTCTTAATCTCTTTGGCTTACACTCATCGGGTACTACCATAATGAATGTTACCCCTGGATTCTGGGCACAATACCAATCAAAGTAATTCAAACGATTGGTCACATCGCTCGCGTTGGTTCTGGTGGCGGCGCTATAGTTGCTGGTTCCGGCATATACGTTCGAGCCTGGATCGGTATCTTCGATCATAAAGTCAAAGCCAATACAATATAGGAGATCATGCCCCTGTTCAATTGCCAATGACATTGCGTTCATTCCGGCATTTGACCTTCTACGTGTGGTATTGTAAAGGGCTGACTCATATCTCTGATCTACTGGCGGAATCACCAATGTACTCCTTCGCCAATACCTTCTTGGCACTCCTTGATCATACCATCATCTATCGCAACCACATAATCAATATTGGGGTGGTCACGATAGATAGCATTACAGCCAATGGTCGTTATATCTGTGCGTTCCTGAAGAACTTGTGTATCAATGGTCTTTCTACTCGGTCCATTACCGACGATACAGGCTACTTTTGCTTTCATTGTCTAACTCATCCCAGTTGTTGACAGCATTATTGAGTGCCGCTTGATAGTTGTGGCGGCTCTCTTTCTTTAGCCTCTTCTTCCGAAGATCGTCTTCGGTATACTGCTTGAAACGCTTCTTAACTTTGTTAGCCATAGAGACTTATCCTCTTTTCACCAGTTTGCAGCAAGGTTCGGGAATGCTTCTGCTACGAGCTTGCGGGTGAGACCTTTGTATGGTAGTTTACGATTCTTCATACCAATAACCACCTTAGCATCACGAGCATCAATCACTTCGAGTAACTGAATGAACATCAGCTCACGGCGATCAGGCTTTAGGTTACGCTGTGTTTCAGTGGGACCTTCGACAAAGAGATAGAACTTCCGTACCTCAGAGATCAGTCTTGCTTCTTGATCCGAGTTATCGGGCAATGGTGTAAATGGCGGATCGCAATCTGGGAGTAACCACTTGACATTGGGGTCATATGTATAACCTAGAATTGCCTTGAGGGCAGCGCTGCTGTTGGCATGTAGAATAGCAATCTTGTCTTTCTTGATAGGCGCTTGGTCGATCTGTTCAAAGATCTCATGGAACGTTTTGTAAATCATTTTTCTTCCTCACGAAGATGTGTTATTACATCTGCTTCAGTTTCAATCACCACACGTGCACCGCACGATAGGATGGGTTTATCTGTTTCTGAATACCTTACCACACTTGGACCTAGTATTTCAACGTCATGACAGTATTTATTCGTTTTCCCTTTCTTAACTGTGATGACCGGCTCATCGGTTCCGTGCTTCAAGTTGGCGCGAATCTTATGCTGATTCACATGGATATATGTCTTAGCCAAAGAGACCACCAAATATCCACTTTATCAAATAAACACCACCAAAGCCGATACTGAACCAGACCGTAAATGAAGCAAGGGTCATTACAGGGTTCTCAAGTATATAGCCAATCTCATCCATCACTGCTTTTAGAAAACTCATTTAAAAATCTCCGATATGTTCAATTAGGTTCTTTAGTTTCTTCTTGATGAAGTAATTAAGTAAATTGCGTTTGAGTGGCATTCGATAGTCATCATACACACTACAAATCTTATTGCGAATATCATCAGGAACCATATCCAGATCAATCAGTTGCTCATTACGGCGATAATTCCGTAGCATCATATCTGTACAATATTGCTCAGGCTCTTGATCAACCCACACATCAACCTTCTTAGTCGCCAGAGGCTTCTGGCGCTCATTCGCTACAATACACCCATCAGGGGATAAGAAATTGGGGATACCATCACCACGATCACCGCGCATAATATGCTCACGCAAAAACCTTCTTGGGTCGTTGACGGTGATAAACTTCTTAGTTATGGGACTGAATTGATCCACGTTACTGAATTTCTGTAACTGACCAAAGTCTTTATCCCCTGACAATACAAGGATACGCTCGGAGTTCTCGTTATTCAACCAAACACCAAATCGGTTAGTCAATACACCAATAATATCGTCAGCCTCAGCCGCCTCAACCTGTATGACACGATATGGGAAGTTTTCTTTTAACTCTTCACGAATATTATTGAGGGCGCTAAATACCTGTCCCCAATCAATCGTAGACTCTTCGCGATCCTTCTTACGATGGGCTTTGTAGTATGGAAATATTGATTTCCGCCAATAGTTTCGGTCGTCACAACAAATAACCAACTCGCCATACTTTGAGCTGTGTTTTGTCTTGTAACTGCGGATACTATTCAGCACCATATGTCGAACCAAGTCTTCGCTGAACGCTTCACCGCTCATAGCAATATGTTTCATCATATTGGCGATCATCACTTGATTTAAATCTAGGAGTATAATCTTACACCTCAGTCCCCAAACTGGGGAAATAATTAATTAGAAATACAATTATAACATATAACTTGGTAAATGTCAATCATTTGTTTGGCTCGGATCGATATCCCCAAGAATGTCGATGTTCCAGCTGCCGATCACTTTATCTGTTTCGGTGTCATAGTCGACCTCGATCAGACGGTCAGTCACGCCTTGGATGAAATGATCCAAACCACGTGACCTTAGCATAAGTGACCTGAACGCCTCAGTAGCGAATATGAAGTCGCGAGAAAAGTCGTCAGTCTGCTTAGCGATACCAAACTGTTCCATATCCTCGAGCAGCTTATCAACCC